GATCAATAACTTCATTCTGAATATATACGGTACTCACTTAATTTTCCCCCTTAACTGTAATCCAAAACTTTGGAGTCAGTTTTATTTTCGTCTTTATTTTCTACCCGGCCCAGATTATTTGTATCACTGTCCTGGTCCGCAATTTCAGCCGCAAACTTCAATGCAATCGGATCTTCTTTAAGCGCCTCGATTCCTGCATTTACTTCTTTTCCGGTTTTGTCTTTCAAGCTGTTTTCCGCATACTGTCGAAGCAAATTCGGTTTCTCGGTAGTATGTGGAGCTCCGTATGTTTCGGTCATGAGAGCGTTAACAGTCGCTTTTTCATTCTCGGCGATCTGGTTTTTAAGGTCCTGTATTTCTTTTACGGGGTCAATGATACCGGCTTCTTTCATGACATTCATTACAGCCAAAGCCGCCGAATGTTCTTCGGTGATAATCCGGTCTTTAATGCCCATGGCATCGACGATTTCAGTCAAGGTAATTTCGCCTGTCGATTTCATGGCATTAAGTCTCTTCAATATTTCGTTTTTATCCATTGTTTGTTCCTCTTCTTCTTCGAGATTATTTGTAACCTGTTTCATGGCTCCGGTCCCGTATTCTACAGCGTCATTACGTTCACCTTTAACAGATTCAATTACCCTTACAACTGTTTCACCCGATTCATTTACTTCAATAATTTCTTTTGGAATCGTAACTAAAGAATAATGAATCATATCAGACTTATTTTCTAATATAAATCTTTCGTTTGATCCGCCTTCACCTTCTTTCGGAATGTAGTTTTTAAAATATACTATCCCGGTCCCGTCTCCGTTTGATTCAAGTTTAGCACCTACCATAACAAAATCAGTATTGGATCTTGCACCCCAGAAAATGGAATGTCCGGCCTTGCTGCCTGGTATGGGCCTTTCCTTTAACTTGCTGATAAAGGATTCAAAAAATGATTCTTCATAAATAAGCCGGTTTGCTACAATGGGGTATTCAATTTTCTGTAATTTATAAAAGGGATCTGTATCACCTTCCATCCATTTATTAAGGATTTCTTCCGGTATCATGTTTGGAATACTTTCCGGGGTTATGCTTATTTTTTCGGCTGATTCAGATTCTTGAAGATTCAGGAGACGACAATTGTCTTTATTTTTTCTTTTTCCCATGATATATCAATTATTGCAATAAATTATTTAATTGTCAAGGAAATATTTCAGATAAAAAAACCGGGCACTTAGGATGCCCGGTTACTATTACGCGAAAAGTACTTACATGATAAAGCCGTTATACAGTCGGGAAGATTAGGCAATCCGCGGCCCCTCCATGCGATTTAGTCCGATTTGACCTAAACAATGTAAATATATAGTTTTTTAGTTTCGGGGATATGGTTACTGCCGAGATTATCAATAGGCATACAACCATTGCAATTATCATAGTCGGGGCCGACTGGAAGGCGGTGTATAAAGGCCCGGTAAAGCTGCCGATTTCATAGGCAACCACGGCAACCGGTTCACCGGATGCTGCATATGCAGCGACCTCCTGATTGACCGAATTCGATTCCTGGCTGAAGGCAAGGCCTCCGGCAAATAGTATCATGGCCAAAACCATGATAATTAGAAAAATCTTTTTCATTTCACTACACCCTCCGTTAAGTTTATTCATTATATTCTTAACTTAGCATTCAGTCAAGAAATAATTTCCTAATGATTCATATTCAGATAGTTTTTCAAACGAATTAAAATCGACGAGAATATTATAGAATGATCTCACATATAGATCATGCATCAAGGTATCATGTATCAGCCATGGAATATCTATCTTCATTTCAGGCAGATCAACACAATCATCATGTAATTTGCGTGATGATGGCAATACAAAACCACCTGTTGCAAATTCGGGTCGACCAAATCTCAAGTTATTCCAAACATCTATATCAACCTCTGCAGTTTCATCAATAAAGGCTGGTGGTCTCGGCCATGGATTGAAATCTCTAACAACCCCGGAAAATCTTTTTTTCTTAAATATCCTGCGAATAGCTTTCTTTATTGAATTAATATTTTTGGATTCTTCAAAAAATGCTTTCATATTAACACCTCATATTTAGTATAAACCCGTTATTCATTCCTTGTCAACAACTATTTTAAATATGTTCCGTGATACCAATCATCCATATATGGCACGTCACCGCCGCCGACCCATTTCTTGAGATCTGCATTGAATTTATTAACGTCTCTCAACTGCGGCCGGATATCACACCTACAATTAGGATGAGGATAAGCTGGAATCCTTTCATATTTATAAGGTGAATTAGAGGCAATATCAGGACAATCACATTTCCAGTGCTGCCGACCTGATTCTAAAACCCAGTCATACCAGCCGTTTGTACCCGGATTCGATCTGCCCTGTTCTGCCGCGGCTTCCTGAAGCCCGTCATATAAAACAGATCGCACCAGGCGCAAAGATCGGTAATCTACTTTGTCACCTATCCGCCTTAGAAACTCTTTTGTACCCCTGGTTAGATTTGGTCCGTATCGATTTGCGAGTGCGATTTTTCCATCCGCTGTATATTTCTGTACGTCTTTAGCTATCTGAATAGTTGACCGGCCTTGGGCTAAACCTTCAGTAATAACGGAATTTATTTTAGTCTTATAATCTTGACCTGCTTTCCAGATTCTTTCTGATAATTTATATCCATCTTGATAGACTTTATTTATAATTGATTCAATTACTTTTTCGTTTACGCCGACATACATCTCAGATAATCCGGCTGCAGTCACCCTGGAAGAGCCTACAGCTGCAAAACTTTCCGATAAATATTTAAGGTTTATATCAGCGGTTTTATCGAGACCCGCGCGGGTTGTTTTATTTATTCCTTCACCTAATCGTATATTGACTAATTCTACAGCTTCATCAAGTTGTCGTTGAATTGATGTTAACGAGTTCGGGGTAAATGCTTTACCGGCAAGCTCCGCATCTTTAATTTGTTTAGCTATGGAGTTTGAGGCTGCCTTGTATGTTCGCCTTATTTCCGTCATGGCTGAACGTGTTAAATTTGGATATGTTTTCCGGGCTTGCCGGTAAAGTGCATCGTATTCAGTTTTTGTCATTCGTCGGTATCGTCTGGCGGTTCGTCTTCAGGATTTTCTTCTTCCGGCTTATTTCCGGATTGGAAATCAAGGGCTTCAGAATAACTTGCTGTAGTCCATTGTCTATGACCGCCCATATCAGAAATACCTTTAACGTATTCGTCAAAATCTTCTTCAGTTGCTCTGGGGTACATTTGCTTCCAAAGATTAAAAGTCTGCTGCTTTGTTGCTGAAGCATGTTCAAAAATAGCAGCCAGCCCTTGAGCAAAATTTCTAAATATAATGGATCTTACTTCATCGGAAACAGCGTCTAAATCATCCCATGAAACAATTAAGGGAATATCTTCAACGTTCCTCATATTAACAATATTTGATAATTTCAGGGTAGCTGCATACAGCATTTTATAGGAATCATTTTTCTGTTCTTGTTTGTCATGAACATACTTAATCAAGGTCCCCATTGATTCCTCAACTGATGCCCGGTTTCCTTCCGTTTTCAAGCCCCAGACAATTTCCGGTATCCCGGAAGCCTCAACAATCTTTCTGAATATATTCTTTAGTTTCTGGTCGTATGCCTGGTGTGCATTTTCAGGGAAGATAAATTCTGTTGTTTCTTGTTCTTTTAAATTAAATATTAAATCGATTTTATCAATTTCTATTTCATTCAATGAAGCGTATCCATTATTTGCTTTCCATTGTTTTACGTCCGAAGTCTCTTGAACCATCTTCACGCTGAACTTTGACAGCATCCGGGACCAGGCTAAATCAATATCATGATAGTTTTTTAAGTCTGATATGATTCTTTCATAATCAGAATGGCCCCTGGTTTCATCAGCATCGGTATTATTAGCAAAAGGAATAGGCAGAATCCGCAGCGGGTTCCGCATTGTCTTATCTTTTATGCTTTCCGGAAGCAGGCTTGAACCTGTTAAATATTGAATCTCTATTTTTGTTTTGGTAAATATTCTTTTACGCCGGACCTGAATAGTTGTATTATAATCGGTTGAAATTTTAATCTGTTCATCGGTAATTATCTTGATGATATCGCCGGTATCAAGATCCCGAATGATATCGCTGACAGTATCATCCCGTATTGTTTCCCAGATTATCTTCATATTTTTCATTGAAAAATGAGGCCATATCCATAAGGTGCCGTCTCTATGACATTGAATATGAATCTGCTGAATAAGCCTCGAAAAGTCTAAAGTAATTTTATCAAGGATTTCTTGCGTTTCTTCATTTTCATCTTCGGTGCTTACAAAAGGAAGCCCCATAAACCATACCGGTACCGCTATCGGCGGGAAAGCAAGCCCACCGGCAAGTTTCATGCCCGGGTAATTATTATGATATAATCCAGATGTTAAGGCATAATTTATTTGTTCACTATCTGTCCAGTCTATATAAATCGGAGACCGCTTTTCTACTTTGGTCGGGTTTCCGGTTTGATCTTCCCGTTTAAACCAATTAAATATACTGTCAAGAATATTTGCCATTTAAATGTCCTGTTTGAAATCGTTATTAGATTCAACAACTTGTTTCATAAGGTTTGCATTATACCCCATTTCTTCAGCAAAGTAAATTAGTGCAGGTATGTCTTTATTTAGACAGTGTGAATCATAAAATGGATGATCTTCATATACGAATGTATGACTTCGATTCACACGCGGGTCCGCAAGAAATAATTCCCTGAGTTCTGTATATTCGATTCCTGCTTTTTTCGCTATCCTGTAAAACTCATTACAGAAAGCCACCTTTAAAGCAAGAAAAGAATTTTCCATATATTTACATAATTCTGCAACTTTACAGTCAGTTTGGTAAATCTTAAAATTAGGATGTTTTATTTTTATATAGGCCCTGGCAACAAATGAAGTTGCAAAGCTGTCACCACCTAAAATTATAAATTCATAATCTGGATTATTGGCGTGAATCGTGGCCCCAAAATATTCAGGGGAAAAAACTATTCTGTAATGAATCATTTTTAGGTTTTCACAGGTACCAGGCGGGACCGTGGATCTGATGCAGAATGTATCAACATGGTCGGAATGCAGCTTAATCACCGCTTCAACTAAAGAGGTATCACATTCACCGGAAGCCTTCATATCTGTTGGAACACATACAAAGGCAATATCATATTGACCCTTAATGTCTGTACTTTTCATGGGGTAGGCCGGGTCAATTATTTCTGCTGTAGGGAAAATCTTTTTCATGTTTTTTCCGACTACACCATAACCGATAATTAAGATTCTCATAATTCACCGGCCCCATCGATCCATTCAGCAAGTATAGATACTAATAATATTATATGTAATATATTCACTTTATGACCTTAAACCAGGTACGGTTCACATCTTCCTCGATTTCATTAAATCCGAAACATTCATATACCGCTTTCGTTACACCCGGTAATTTGGGATGATTGATATCATGGCCTGATATAAAGCCGCCCTGCTTTACCTTCGGCAACCATAATTTTATATCTGCTAAACAGCCAGCATACGAATGATCCCCGTCAATAAAAACGAAATCAAGTGATCCGTCTTTTATTTTAGGTGCTATATCGGCTGAATATCTTCTATGGACTCTTGCCCTACTTCCGGCAAATTTTACCCTTTCCATAGTATTCTTAAATGCCGCCTCATGGAGTTCTTGGGATTTCTGGGCATTGGTATCATTTTCTAAAGCATAGGAGG